AGGATCACTCTTTCCTTGAACATGTAGTGGAGAAGTGTTTGGATATTTGTAAATCCTCCGGGGGGTTGCCTCTCGATAAGGATCTTTTCGGCCGCGTCGAATATGAATTGATAATCTTCGACAAATAGTGGTACGAGGTCAGCGATTTCGTTTGACGGTGCATTAAATTTGTAGTCCTCGAGATTTATTCTTTTCGTAAACTCGACGACTACACCGACGCCTTTCAGGGGACATTCTGCGAGGACGATACCCATATTGTGATACCCGATGTCAATGGATAAAACTTTCATTCATGTATTACAATTAAATTTCGCCTTTAAGCTGCTTTTCTTGTTCATCTGCGATCTTCTTCTGGAGTTCTTTGATTTTTTCGGCATCAACCTCAATATCTTCAACACCGGCCTCCTTCAGTTGCTGGAAAACGCGCACACTTCCCTCGAGACGAAGGATTTCCCGGGTCATGTTTTCAATCTGTTGAATCGTGGTCTTGATGTTTTCTTCTATGGAGAGCTTCGACATTGACATTGTATAGTCTACCATGAACGATAGTTTTTAAGTTGTTAAAGATTAGTCTCTAATTATTTACAAACATGTTGTCCCGTTCCGGATATCTCGTGGAAAAGTGTCCACAAATCGGTGAAATAAAAAAAGAACTCACAGTTAGACCCATCGTGAATGGGGAGTTTGCTTTTCCTCCACCGCCTTTTAAAGTATACAGAACAACGAAGACTGGAATCTGCGTTCCAAGATACTACGGAGTTGATCGATTTGGCAAACCTCACCACGACAAACGCCCGGAACCGGAGAGAATGCACGCCACCTTCACCGGAAAGCTTCGAGACACCACCCACCAAAACACGGCCCTCGCCAAGGCTGTCGAAGCGGGTCATGGAGTCCTTTCTCTCCCGTGTGGGTACGGGAAGACGACCGTCGCCCTGGCGATTGCGTGCAGACTCGGATACCGCACCATGATCATCGTGCACAAGGAATTTTTAGCGAATCAATGGCAAGAGAGAATCAACTTTTTTTGCCCCGGTGCCAAAATTGGAAGAATACAGCAAAAAAAATTGGAAGTGGACGGGTGTGACTTTGTCATCGCCATGTTGCAAAGTCTATCACTCAAAGAGTACGATTTTAAAGACCTGGAAAGTTTCGGCACGGTGATCGTCGACGAAGCGCATCACATTTGTGCGAAAGTATTTTCACAGAGCCTATTCAAAATGTGCCCGAAGCACATTTTCGGACTGAGTGCGACGCCAGAACGGAAAGATGGACTCACAAAAGTTCTACACTGGTTCATGGGAAAAACATTTTTCAGTGTGGAGAGGAAAAACAATCAGAATGTGGAGGTGTTTACGGTGACGTACGAGCATCCTATATTTAAAGAAGCCCCACCGTGCATGAGAAACGGGAAGATAAGCCTCCCAAATATGGTGACCCAGTTGGTGGAATTGAGGGACCGGAATCAAATGCTCTGTAAACTCATAAAAAAAGCGAGCGCCGGTACCCGGAGACTCCTCGTGCTGAGTGAGAGGCGTCAACACTGCGAAATGTTACACCAGGTGTTCAAGGACTGCTCCGGACTCTACATGGGTGGAATGAAACAAAAAGATCTGGAGGCCAGTTCGCAGAAGAAAATCATATTCGCCACGTTCTCTCAAGCCCACGAGGGGTTGGACATTCCGGCCCTGGACACGGTGCTGTTGGCAAGTCCCAAGAGTGACATCGTGCAGTCGATTGGAAGAATCATGCGCGAGACGACCGGAAAGCAAAACAACCCGGTAATACATGACGTGAGGGACGATTGGAGCATTTTCACGGCTATGTATTTTAAGAGGTTAAAGGTGTATAAAGCCGGTGGTTTCAGGATTCACGGAAAAGTAGTTCCCGAACACGACCACGAACCCCTCGTGAAGGGTTTTTCCTTTCAAATTTAATGTGGACGTATTGTAATAAGGATGTCTTCCGGTGGGTCAACCATCAGTCTCATCTCAAAAGGAGTACAGGACACGTATCTGAACACCGATGACTTGGGTTCGAGTCTGTTTCGAAAAAAGTTCACGAGACACACGAACTTTTCGCAAGCCCCGAAGCTCATTAAGACGGTGACGGAAACTGACACCACGATTGTGATCCCAATGTGGGGTGACCTGGTCAACGCGATTTGGTTCGAAGGACCACAGTGTGCCACAAAATATTTTGTCGGAAGCACGATCGATCTGTTCATCGGCGGAGTCAAAGTCGATTCCCACCCGTATGAATATTTGAGTGACATTTGGACAAACTATCTCGCCGACACGTACACCAAGTCGACGATGATCAACAATAAAGCTTCGCAGAGTATTCAGGGATTCGTGCCCCTCCACTTTTTCTTCTGCGACGGTGGTTCCCTGCCGTTGTGTGCCCTGGCCTACCACCAAGTGGAAATAAAAATTAATCTAGGAGACGTCTCCGCCCTCACGGCAGTTCAAAAAAGAATTAAATGCTACGCGAACTTTGTGTACCTGGACACCCTCGAAAGGACGGACATCGTCAACCGCCCGCTCGATTTGGTCGTGTCGCAAGTGCAACACATGACGCACTCCCCTATTAATTACGTGGCCAACAATGTGACCCAAGCCGGTGGAGATAACAAAATAGACATTAGTCAATTCAACCATCCAGTGCGTTCGATCTTCTGGGGCGTCCGCGCGCTCCAATCGGATTCGGTAAACGACCGATTCACCTTTCGAGATGCGACTTTATTGCTCAACGGAGTTCCGCTCTTTGAGAATATGTCGCCCCTCTATTTCAACGTGATCCAAAATTTTTTTCACGCCCCAACAATTAACATTGAATATAATGAGACTGATTCGGTCCCGTTCTATACCCGGTATTTTGGCTATCACTTTTGCACGACACCGAACGTCTACTCGCCTTCCGGTTCGGTAAATTTTTCTCGTTTGGACTCCGCCAGAGTCGACATCACCGGTGTCGAACTCGGTGATGAGAGATACGATCCGAGTGCCATAGCCGCCGCTGGTGTCACAGTAGGACCGAACGATAATGATCTGAAAGTTTTTGCTCTTTCGTGGAATGTCTTACACATCGAAAGAGGCCTCGCGGGTCTGAAATTTTCGGGTTAGTAATTTTCTTATTGTAATGTAGGATGCCTATTATCGGAAACACCGGTAAGTTCGACACGATATATTTGGCACGACTCGATCCACAGAACGTTGAGAATGAGACGCGCACGATCGAGAACATTTTCACCGGTGATCTAGAGGCCAGTAATGTGTTCACATCGAATATCGGTTTGGCAGGGGCACTTGATCCAACCCACAATTTCGAGATGGGGTCGAACTTGTTCATGGATGATTTGAGGTCCGACGGCATCTGCCTTGAGATTCAGAAGAAGACGCTCATGCACGATGCGCTCTTCACACCACAGATTGGTATCAACAATCAGGCACCACAGTACGCCCTCGATATTTTGAATTCAAGTGGTGAGAGAGTGTTCTTCGTCGACGTCGATAACCCAGTGAATGCCATTACCGTCGACGGTGGTATTTCCATGGGTGCCCTAAGCGCGCGAAGTGGTATCATTGGTAGTGAATCGGCAAACATAGTTATTAATAGCACTGCGACCGATGTGTTGGTAGTCAACGGTAATCTCCTAGCTTCGAAAGTGACAGCCATCGACGGTCTTTCATTCGGTTCTAACATTTTACTGAATGATACCGCTGCGACTGTTTTAGACCTCACCGGTAACGTCACAATGACCAACTCGATCGTGGAAATCACCGGTAACCTTAAAATCACGGGTAACCTCGAGGTGACTGATTTCGCTACCTACACTCAACCCACGAACTTGGCGGTGCAGTCGCCGGTGATTCAGATGGGCGTGGGCGCGGCCGGGCCGGTGGACACGGCAATATTGTTTCACCAGTATGCGACCTCGAACACTTTCATTGGGTATCTCCACGACAACATCAACCCCGTACCAAATCCACCGGAATTCGTGATAGGAAGAACCGAAGCGGCACCGAATTTCGTGGAAATTCTCCCGACAGCCGAGGAGATCAACGTCCACGTTTTGGGGAAAATCTTCGTGGATTCGAACGTGGGGATCGGAAACGTCACCCCACTGCATCAGTTTTCCCTAGGGTCGAATTTGTTCATGGAGGACACCGGAAGCAACGTGTTGCACACGACTGGTAATATTTACGCGAATTACGTTTCCGTCGGGAAACGAATCCTCCTCGGCTCCAACGTGACGATCGATGACGAAGCCACGATGGTGGTGAACGTGACCGGTAACGCTCAATTTTCAAACCTGTACACGTCTGACCGGGTCATCATCGCCAATACGAACCCAGCCCTGGAACACTCCCTGTGCATCGGGAACACCCTCCACGCCCACGCCACGCCCCACATGGGGAACGTCCTCGTCGTGCACGGGAACACTGTGTCGACCAATCTCATCGCCACCTCCAACCTCGCCGTGGGACGGTACAACGCCAACGAGAAAATGCACGTCGAGGGGAACATCCGGGTCGGGGGAACCGTGGGGGTGGACGATAATTCCGAGAGATTCATCAAGAGCACCGGACAATTGGTGGTGCACGCCAACGACGCCGGCACCGACGCGACCTACGCAGGTCTCGTCCTCAAGTCTGGACCGAACGCGTCCAAGGTGAGTGCCATCGAAATTCGAGGAACCAACTCCGCGGATTCCAACATCGTCTTCAAGACGAATAACGCCGAGAAGATGCGAATCTCCAACGATGGCTACGTCGGCATTTCCAACATCGCCCCGACCCAAGCCCTCACCGTGGGGGGGAACATCCAAGTCACCGGTACGAATGCGGGAATTTTCGGGAACGCCTTCTCCCAAAGCAACGTCTCCATGCGTGTGTACTCCGATACCACAACCACGGGGAGGACACACCTCCAGAGCAGAGTCAAGGCTGGCGAGAGCTTTAACGTGACGGTCACGAGCGCCGCCGGTTTGGGAAATCCCGCAATGACGGTGATGGACTCCGGGAGAGTGGGGGTGGGCACGACCCAACCGGAGGGTATCCTCCAAACCAACGGAGGGACCACGTCTCCGGTGTACATTAACAAACAAGTGGTGCAGAGGGGATCCTTCACCCACACCGCCCCACTCGTGGCGACGTCCACCCACGTCACGGATACCGCGGCCCTCCCCGTACTCCAATTGTGTCGGGAGGGTAAATCTGTGGGTTCAGAATACGGCCAAAGAGTGGACTTGAAACTTTCCAAATTTGCAACAGGTGCGAATTCCCGGACAAAATTGGACGTCGACCTCGCCCACGCGTCATACGACGCCGTGAGAGTCCTCACCCTGCGATCCGACGGGCACGTTGGGGTGGGCACAGAGACCCCGACGGCTCCCCTAGAGGTCAAGGCGTCTGGTTCACAAAACATCATCGGTAACGGTCTGTACGTGAAAAATAATACGGAGGGGGAGGACGCCATCGTGACCGTGCAAACCGCCCAAACCGGTGCAACCTACGGGGACGCCTTCACGTCCTACGCCGTCTACAACTCCGCCGTAAGCCCGTACTACTTCGGTTGGTCGGTGGGTGTGGACAACAAAAACAACGCCCAAAAGCATTTCCGAATCACGAGTAATGTCACGAGCGTATCTAATGTGGAATCCACGGCCTTTTTCATCGACGGGGACACCTCCAACGTCGGCATAGGCACGGATAGCACCGTGGCGAAATTAACGGTCGACGGGGACGTCCGGATAGGGAATAAGTTCTCGTTCAAGGGTTTGGACTTCCAAGCCGGTACCTCCGACGACGATAAGAGGAATGGCGTCTACGCCTTCGAACACACCTTCCTCGAAGAGAGGGAATACACGAATTCCGGGAGGTCTGAACTCCTCTTCTTCAAGGGGAATGATTTCGCCTCCGGTGGCCCCGATCACATACGTTCCGTGGCCGGGAGACACATGTTCCAGGTGTACCGGGCAGAGGTGGACGACGATATTTTCCAAGACATTTTGGACGACGTCGACGATGCGTCCACGAACGGGGGGACGTTCGAATCCGTCCCGGTGATGACCATTTCCGGTTTGGGTCAAAACAAGGGTCGCGTCCTCGTGCACCAAGGGGTCGGGGACGAGGCGAACGCTGGGGATTACACCACGTTCTTCATGGCGGGCGAATTCCTCGTGCGACCGTACAGCGATAGGAACAGTCGAATTTCCACGACGTACATGCACGTGTTGTCCGACGACGCTCAATCCCAAAACATCATAGACAGCGTGGAGGGTGGATACAACCTCGTCTTCAAGACGACTCGAACCGGTGCGGACACCGGGAACTCCGACGAGTGGATGCGAATCACCCCCTCGGGACTGATTGGTTTTGGTACGGCGACTCCGGATACGAACGTGCACTGCTATTCCACCCTCACCAGTGACGTGGACGTCCTCAAAGTGGAATCCGTCGCGAGACCCACCGGTACGTCCAAAACTGGTATTCAAATCGTGAACGACGACAACTACGGCGCCTTGGTGCGGGGCTACAAGGACGTCACGAATTCCAAATCAGGGCTCATTTTGGGGACGACCCACGCGGGCACGGAGAGCGAGGTTGTGTATCTCACGAGCGACGAACGGGTGGGCATCAACACGAATGCACCCGCCACGGGATTCCACGTGTACGACATCAAACCTCGATTCCAACACACGACGAGTAACGCCGTCGTGGAGTTGACGTCGAGCGGGGGCACCTCAAACATCGAGTGTGGCACGAGTGGGGACATTTACATTCATCCGGTCAATGATACCTCGAACGTGTACGTCAAGGGGAACCTGCGGGTGAGCTCAAACATTCAGTTCGATGGAACGATCGAGTTCGGTTCCCAGGCGGGTTTGGGTATCGGTATTGCCTCACCGGCGACGGCATTGCACGTGGAGGGTGGATGCATCCTGAACTCCGATAACGTCGCGCGAAAGTCCTACTCCTCGAGTTTTTATCTGGCAAGTTCCAGTGCACGTGACATTATTTTGAAATTCGACAAGGGACATTTCTACGCCAAGGTCAAAGCTATCCTGAGGGAGGCGAGCAATGGTAATCGAGTGAGTACGATGGTGTTGGAAGTATCCGGTGGTAACACGACGGCGACGACGGCCACCTACGCACCCGTGGTGGGGACTAAGAATCTGTTCGGAAACAGGGATAACACCGAACCGTGGAGCTCGGACGTGAGCACGGCTGCCACGACCACTGGTAACTTCGTGTACCTCAAACCCCTGACCGCGGGTGTCCAAGGTACCACGCAACGTTCGTACTACTATGACATCTATGTCAAGATAATATCTAGCCACGCGTCTGGTAAACTCCTAGCAGTGCAGTATGATCGCGTATCGACGAAAACAATTCAAACTTTCACATACTAATAATACTAATTTGCATTCCAGGATTTGGAATGGAAACCATTATTTTTTTTATTTCACGTTGTCCGAAAGCGCCAAGACAACCACGCCCACGATGAAAAACAGAACTGCATAATTGCACTCCGTTTGCTCAGTCTGGGTTGGTTGACTTTGCACAGGAACATTCTTCCGAATGACCCGAGGAGGGAGTTGACGGGGGACAACCCTCCTGGGTTCCTCCTCGTCTAGGGGGCAGAAACCAATCATACATTACATCTACAAATTAATTTCTGTCTTCTTCTTCCTGGATCCACCCCTCTTTTTCCTCGTCGTCGTCTTTACCTCGATATCCTTTACCTCATCGTCGTCTTGTTCCTCCACCCCCCTGTCGGATACGATGTCGGAGAGGTCGTCCTCCTCCTCATGTTCTGTCGGGTCGTACTTCGGTACCTGAATCGATGACGTGCTCATCGGCGGTGGCGGGGGCATCATGATGTTACCCATGAGCGAGCTCAAATCGACACCTGGACCCTGCATCTCGTAACCACCGTCGCGCCCGGGCGCATCCGCACTAGCCTGAGCGTTATTGTTGACCGTGTTTTGGACAGCGGACATCATGTTTTTCACAAGATCTGGGTTTTGTTTGATCACCTGCCCCATGTTCGGCAGAGCGCTTTTGAACATGGAAGACGTAAGATGATACATCATTGCCGAACCGCTCACCATCATAATGAGCTTGACTTCGGGTGCCATTTGCATCTTCGTTCTGTATTTTGCGTAGAGTTCCTCGAAGACTTGATCGTAATCGTCGACATTTTCCATCACGGATTCGCTCCATCCCTCCAAATGTATGTCGACCGGGTTGTAACGTTTGTTCAAAAATTCTAACCCTGTCACGCACGCGATGAGCATGCGACGACTGAACTTTACCGATTGGTCGACCTCGATGCTGTAGGTGATCCTCTTCACCTCACTCCTGATGTCGTCGACCGAGCTGTACATCGAGAGTTTTTTATTGATGGTGAAGCCTCTTTTCTCTAGCCTGGAAAGTTTGTTTAAGAGATCCGCCTTTTCCTCGTCGATCGTTCTGTAACCACTGGAAGGTTGTTCACGGGCGGGCTGAGCCCAACCACCACCACCACCACCGCCACCACCAGGACCCTCATCCTCGTAGTCGTCGAAGTCTTCTTCCTCTGGATATTCCTCTTCGTAGTGTTGCTGGGTTGGTTCGGGTGCCGAGTGCTTGTGTGGGTTCATAAAAGCGTCGAGACCGTCCTGATGCTCCTCCGGTTCCGGGCGAGACCGAAAACTCTTCGGCATGGGACGCGGGGGCATCTTTCGCCGAGGCGTCGGCGCGATTTCGATCTCATTGTACAGATCTTCCTCTTCTGGATCGAGCTTCATTATGGTGTCATTTTCGCGTTCCAAAAATATCTCTTCCATCTACTACTCTGTTAGAATTTGAATCAAAATCTTTAACGCAATTTTTTTCTCCATTACATAATATAAATATGGTCAAGTTCAACAACACGAACAAACGAGCGATGACGTGGATTTCCGTGCTGATCGCTATCCTGCTCGCCGTCAGCGTCATGCGAAGTGGATACAGCCCGCGACCGATCGTCATTAAGCAGACGGGTGAATACGTCGGAAAATCCTTGTTTGATCTCACGAGTGATCGCAAGTGCGTGCCCCACTCTCGACCGGGTGGTTCCGCTTACACTCGTGGCCTCACTCCGGGAGGCGTGTGCAACGCCCAGCAACTCGTTCGGGAACAGGCGGACTACGAAATCGAGGACGGAATTGGCGGCGTTTTAATCTAAGCGTATATAAATGGCTCTGATCACCGCTGGCGTCCAGCTTCCGGATTTGAACTATGAATTTCACACGATCACCATCGATTCGGTCGGTCAAAGCAGTGCGAACACTTTTACAGTTTACCTGCAACAACCGCTCAAAAACGTCGTTCAGGCGAAACTCGTAGCCGCGAAAATCAATTCGAATGTCAGTGATCAACACTGTTTCGTGTCCATCTCTGAATTAAATTCCAACTTCAACGACCGGGCTTTCAAAGATTTATCCGACGCGAATGAAGCGTCAAAGGCCCAGGTGCGAGGTGCCTTCGCAAGTCTAGTGTCCGAGGCGTACACGTCCCCAGCCGGTTTACCGGACCACGTGTTCTTGTTCAAAGACAATTACCCGGTCGTGACACAATATATCACCCCCATTCGGACGATCGATCGCCTTACGGTGACTTTGCTTGATCAAAATGGGACGTCGATTCAAAACCCCCAGGCTGCGGCGGATAACTTTTTAATCATCCGCTTCACTTGCCTAAAACAAAATATCTAATATGTTAGTATAGTATGTCAGTTGGTATAACACAACTCGTGTCCATCGGCATTCAAGACAAATGGATCGTTACCGATGGTTCCGACGGTGTTTCTTTCTTCAACCAGGTGTGGAGGAAGCACAGCAATTTTTCCCAGAATATCGAGGAACAGCACATCCGCGGTGCAATCACACCCGGTGGCCTCAGCACTGTTCCCATTTCCAAGACGGGAGATCTCTGTGGATACACGTATTTCACCATCGATAATGGTTCCTCCGCCCAAGACTCCTCCACTCACGCGTGGACAACCCTCATCGAAAGCGTGGAAATCGTCATCGGTGGCGTTGTCATCGACGAGCAAACCAGCGAATTCATGGAAAATATCGCAGTCGATCTGTTTGCGAATAACGTAAGCAAGAGCTCGAGCGGGCCACACGGAGGCTCCTCCACCGCGAGCTATTTTTTCCCACTCCGGTTTTGGTTCTGCGAACAACCGTCGAACGCCATCGTCATGTGCGCGCTCCCGTACTCCGACGTCGAACTGCGAGTGCGCTGGGGTCCGAACGCGCACAATTACAAATGGCAGTGTTTCTCGTGCATGTACTTTCTCGATAACGAAGAACGAGCGAAAGTCGCCTCGAACGAGAGGCATCAACTCATTTACCAAGTCCAGAAAAATATTGCCAGCAATGAACTCATCCAAGATCTCACCTTTTCGCATCCGGTGAAGTTTATCGCGTCATCAAACACCCTCTCCAGTGCACTCAAATCAGTTGCGAATAAAATAAAAATTTCCATCAACGGTAGCGACCTCTCCCCTTTCAAGTGGGCGAGACCGAATTTCCTGGACGTCACCCACTATTATCACACCTCAACCGTCACCTCACCGGATATTTTCATGTATCCCTTCTGTATGATGACGAGTCTCCTTCAACCCACTGGTAGCCTCAATTGTTCGAGAATCTCTTCCTTCAAAATTCATAGCGAAAGTGAAATCCTCTCTGACACTATTTACGCGGTCAATCTGCAAATTTTAACCTATCAAAATGGGATCGCAGCCCCACGATACGCAAATTAAAGATACGACGCGCTGATTACACACAATCATGATTTTCACGTCCGTGACGACCGCGTCGCCCATTCAACAGAAAATCATAAAACGCGTTTCCGCCCTCATGAAACTTGAAGAAAAAGGCTCGTTGTTTCATGAGAACGACACATACGAAGACCGCGCGACGAAGACGTTCGTGCGCAGAAAAAAAAATCACCGCGCAACTGAATACTGTTTCCGCTTCGAAGAAGAACGAAACTACTACGCGTGGGTGTACAGAAAATCACAACTCGCATCCCCACGTCAAGACTTCATAGAACTCGACGATAAATATTACGTCGATATTTGGTAAGATTAAATTCCAATGTATTAGTAGAGAGGAATGGTGAAAAATTTTCCCACCGTCGAGAGATCTCAACGTATCCGCCTCGGTCGTTATATGCCCGATAGCCAGGCCGATAACGCGATCCTCATAAACGCCACAGAGGATGTCGTCCAGGTGTCCTCGTCCGGTTTCTTCGTCGCTCCCATAGCTTTCGGAGACGACGTCACCGGAAACACCCTTGTGTACAATACGCAGACCAAGGAAATCAGGGATTCAGGGCATCCCTCGCACCAGTTTCAAGACCTACAGAGCGTCACCGGGTATGGGAATGTCACCACAGACACTATATCCCTGTCAAACACACAATACTCACTCGTGACACACGGAGCCGTTGGTATCACAAACACGAATCCACAACACACCCTCTCTGTGGGTTCAAATCTATA